ATTGGCAACTACAATTTGAATAACGTTCAAATACTTGTTGGCCCTATACATTTCACGAGCAACAATTATACCCTGTACAGATTCTGGTGTAGCCGAGGTAGGGGCATCGGCTATCTTCCACTTATTTCCCGCCTGCAAAAGCACATACTTGCCAACTTCAGGAGTTCCATCAATGCACTCATCCGAAACAGAGAGAATATCCTGCGGGGCAAGCATTAAAACAGTAATGGGTTGACCAGCAGCATTTATAAAATTCTCTAATGCACCAGCAGATTTGAGTTGTTCATCATAAATAATTTCTGGGGTAGCCACAACTCCAATATTTTTAGCGGTTGTAGAACTAGGAACTGTAGCCTTAAAAATCTCACGATTTGCAGATGCATCCAGAAGATTGCTTACCTCAACCAACATTCCATTTTCAATTGCGGCCTGCCCATCATTTGCATCATAAAATTTGGCAGACCGAATATTGCCATCTTTTGTTGCTTTAACGTTGTCCGAACGAATTACTCCATAAGCCATAATTTATATTCCTCCTTTATTGTTTTAAATATTTATCAAACAATTCATCAAACTTGCCTGGTAAATCATTGTCCTTGGGTGGAAGTTCGATTTTAACAGTATTCTTTCTGCTTGGTCTTGCAGAAAACTTAAAACCAACACTACTTTTTACCATAATAAAAGCAACTTCTTTTTCAAGTTGCTCCAAGGTAAATTCCGAAGCCTTTTCTTTTAACTCTTGATATTCAACATTATCCTTCAACTTTTCATCAAATTGAGAAAACAGTTCTTCTTCTGCCATCATGCGTTCTTCTTTAAGTTTATTTGCCTGAAATTCTCTCAGAATTTTATTTTCTTCATCCAATAGTGCATAGTTTTCACGCATAGCATCAAGAGCTTCTTTCTCTTCCCTAGTAAGTCTTTCTTGGAAAAGCTCAACCCTGTCTCCCACGAAACTTACCACATCACCTTTTTTTTCATACCCCTGCCGATAAATCTTTGTCATATCCCAATTTGAATATTCAAATCTGTCATCAAATACTTGATCAATACAATACCATTCATTATCTTCCGCTTCTACAACTTCAAGAAGGTTATATAATGCGTATCTGATATCTTCATGGGATATTTCAAAGGTTTTCACATATACCTTAGGTTCATCTTCAACTTTAGTTTCGATTGTTTCTTCGCCCTCAGTAAACTCTTCGGTTTCATTTGCTGGCTGTTCTTCAAGGGTTGTCTCTTTCGTGGTAACTTCTTCTTTCTCCGCTAACATTTCTTTTACTTGTCCATCCACTTCATTGCCTCCTTCCGAAAGAACTTTTTTTAATTCTTCCATCATCATAAGAACTTTTTCCTTATGAGCATCTTCGCTAAATGTTTCTGTAGTAGCCATAGCATCTATCATGCCAGTACCATAATCCTTGTTTAAAAAGGTTATGCCTTGATACCTATAATCAATAATTTTAAAGTATTTTTTCTTGGCATCATACTCAAATTTATCAACGATTATTTCTATCGAAAGTTTTACATCTTTATCTCTTTCAATAATGTCTTCAGCCCAATTGCTATACTCACGCCAAACATATCCATTGCAGCACACATAATTCCTGCCATCATGTTCTTCTATAACATAATTATTGCTTTCGGGTACCAACCCAATAGGGGTCTCTAAATAAATTAACTTATAATCATCGTCTCCCATTTTGCTTTTTTCGAGAATCATGTCATGCCCGCCAAATTGCGGATTACCATCCTCATCCTCAATAACATGTGCCAATATGGGAATATTAGAAAGTGATCCCATTGCTCTTTTCATATCCTCAAGTTCAAAATAACTACCGTTAGGGTTCTCACCATTATGACATATCCTCAAACGCATTTTAATAAATTTTTCAGAATCAAAACTTTCATCAACCTCATAAGTAGCTGCAAGTGACAAATGTTCTAAGTTCAATACTGTTTTTCACCACCTCACTAAATAATAAATTTATTACTAAAAACAAATTGCGACTTATCTAGTTCATTAAAACTGAACTTCAAAGAAGTATTATTCTCAAAAATAGAAAGACCATTGTGACACGTCAATAGTCTAAAACCAGATTGAAGCAATTTAGTTTTTAGCTCCTTATCAAAACAATAGATAAACTTCACAAGGTTTTTTCCCCCTTTTGATATTATTAATTTCTATTATCAGGATTATTGGTATCCCGATCTATAGCATCCTGTCCACCATCTGTAAGATCCTCTTCATCAACTCCCGGATTACCTGATTTTTTATCCGACTGAGTATAGCTTGTTTTAAGAGGTGTCCATTTTTCAGGTATATTAAAAACAACATTTTCCACAAATTCATTGTTCAGCATTGCACTAGGCGTTAATCCTAAAGCAGTAGCATATCTCATCTTTATGGGAACTCCAAGACTGGCAGCTTCTTTGGCACTTTCAATATATTCCCTTTTGTTCATATGGGTAATTTCTAAGAAATGAGTCTTAAATAACATTCTTTTATTAAAATTTTTTAGTTTACGATTTACCCATCTCTCACATTGCTTCAGGAATTTAAAAACAAGCATTTCATCTACAACTACACTTTTAGTTAGAGCAGCCCCCGTAGCATCTTGAGAGCTAAATAACAGTTGACTGATACCCGCATCATTATAGAAAGCACGTTCTGCTTCAGCAACTGTATCAATCGCCCTTTCTGATTTGTCAACCCTGATAGCATCAACTTTCTCATAAGGACTAAGTAACGCTCCTACTTGGTCTGGAAGTTGTGCTATGGCTAATTCGTAAAATTCTATTGCTTTGTCTATAGACAATGCAAACTGGTTTTCGGTGTTCTTATCTTTCTGATAAGGAATAGAAAGAGCAAGTATTAAATAATTATCCAATTCCGTTTTTGCCTTTTTGAGTTGTTTAAAATCTTCAATGTCATACAGAGATTCCAAGATACCCGAAAGTGGAGGAACGCTGTAATCAAAGTTATCATTTATTTTTATACAAATAGTTTTATCCGAATCCAACTCTTGCCACCTATACTTTTTCTTATTAGATTTGTATAATTCGTATTTTTCATTAAATTCTGGAGCAAAACGATCCAATTCTTCTTCTCTTCGATTAAAATAAGAAAAATCATATTGAAAGTTTAATACACCATCTTCAATTGATGATATTTGGCAGTAGTCAGGATCAAGAGGTTGAATAAAGTAACTATCCTTAGTTTTATATTCATACCCAAAGAATGTATCTTCGAGCCAGCATATTAAACTTACCTTAGATAATTCATGTTCTAAGTTCATTATTTCTAAATAATTAACAGTTTCAATATATTTTTTTCTAACAATATCAATATCTAAATCTTTAAAATCAGTCGTGCCATACATTTCTACGGTATATTTAAACATAGGCAAGGTGGCAAAATATAAAACAGCTCTTCTAAAATGAGAACTAGATATAAATAAAAATCTGACTACTTGCCGGAGTTCTTTTTCAAACCGTTGAGGCTTAGCAAGCCATTGTTGAACCTTGTCCCGATCAAAGTTTTTATAAAAACTATATTCCACTTGTTTGTTATCATTTAGGTCACGTTTAACCAATCTTGCTAATGCTGCAAATTGACTCTTTAATAACTCTTGAAGTTTCAAGTCATCCTTGTCGGGTTCATTTGAAAGAATTATGGTTTCGGTTACTGACACAATTTCACCACCTTTTACCCTTATTTATTTTTTATATATCTGGGGTTTTCTATAACTAAAAAGTTTGGAGATATCAACATCTTTAACCTTTTTGGTTAAATCCTTCTCAAGTATGCTTATGAAATAATTTCCATATGCCAAACTCGAATATCTGTCCTTTCTTTTTCCTGCTTGTTCTTTTAATTTAATATACCTTGGATGTTCTTGTCTTTCGAGTAAAACCATTTCTGTCTGCAATAAATTGGTTTGCATATAAGGCAACAAGAAATCTGCTTTTTCTTCAGGGGATAATTTATTAAACCAAGGTTCTTGTGATAAAAGTTCCCTTGCATCCTCTTTGGGTATTAAAAGTTCAATTCTTTTGTTGATAATTTTATCCTTCAAATCTAATGCTATGTCATGGTTCAACTCTTCATCTGGAGAAACTGTAAATATTCTTTTTTCATATTCTTCTTCCATGTGATATGCCGCCAATTTAGGATCATTAAATTCATTCATAGAATAAAAAGGCATATATTCGATTTTTCTTTCGTTATCATAAAGTTTTCTACACAGGTAACTGTAAATGCTAATACCATTTCCTCTAATATCCAAAACAATATAATCACATTCGTAATCATCAAATAATCTTCTAATCATCAACGCCTGTGTTTCAGGATGAATTCCTTGGCAAGACACAATATTCCTAACGTATCTTTTGTATCTAACGCCGTTAGCTGTTTTTTTGCCTACTATTAGTGTAAAAACGGATGAGTCATTTTGATCTCCTCCAAGTAATGCAATATCACAGCTCAATATCCGAATTTCATTAACTGATTTTTTTTTCAAATAATGCCTTATTTTTAATGATATTTTGCATTTCCCGATCATAAATAGGGAATGCTATTTTTCTTATGTCTTTTAACTCTTCAGTTTTGAAATATGCTTTTTCGCTTTCACCAAAAAATAAACAATCCATTTCTAATTGCCATCCAATTGTGTCAATATCTTCTTCTTGCAATTCATCTATTAACTGTTCTTCGTTTGTTAACCCTTCTTTTATGGCAAACTGATAAGGTAATCCACAAACGAAATATCCCTTACCCTGAAGCATAGCTTTTACAAAAACTAAATATCTTGCATATGCCCAATTATATTTGTAATACGGAGAAGTCAAGAATATTTCTTGATTTCTTTCCATGTATTCTTTTTTACCCCTGTATTCTTCCTTCCTAAGAAAACCAGGTTGTCTGGACACAGCAAGAAACCTACGTAAAACATTTCTATAAATCAAAGGATCAACAAGCCTGAATTCATCAACTATTAGAATATTCGCTCTCTTTGATCTAGCCTGCTGGTTGCTGGCTGTTATTTTAATCCATGATCCATTCCAAAAAATCACGTTTGGATCAGAAGTATTCATGGATGTACGAATACTACCATCTATTTCCCTCTCAATCATTCCTGTAGAAGATAGATTAATTAATTCTGGTATCTTTTCAATTAATTCCATTGCCTGTTTGGTTGTACCTGATGCAACTATAATTTTTGTTCCAGGATACAAGATACACCTTACTATGCAATACAAAGCAGTTAACCATGTTTTGCCCAAACCTCTACATGCAAAAAACATGGTATAATTGTAATGATTCATTACAAACAATAATATTTTCT